GAATCGGTCATACACGTGTGCCCGGCTTTGATAAGAAACGTGGTTTCGGCGGTGCATGTCTGCCGAAAGATACTAACGCTTTACTTAAATTCTCAGAACAAACTGATAAAGATGGTGAAGTTGTGTCAATGGACATACTAGAAAGAGTCCTAGACATCAATACTCGATATAGAAAACATTACGAGTTAGATGAACGTGAAAGAGTTAATAATATTACATTTGTGAATTTTGGAGAAGATAAAGAATGAATTTAATGGATAAATTGAAAAAACAGTCTAGAGTAAAAGATAGTTCTACCCTTGCGGATAGTAAGTTTTTTACTGAAGTGGATATGGTTCCTACTGAAGTGCCTATGGTAAATGTAGCACTCTCTGGTTCTACTGATGGGGGAGTAACGCCAGGCCTTACGGTTCTTGCTGGTCCATCTAAACACTTCAAGACTTCCTTTGCATTATTGATGGCTGGTGCTTACCTTAAACATAAAAAAGATGCAGTGATGCTTTTTTATGATTCTGAGTTTGGATCTCCTCAGTCTTATTTTGATCAGTTTGGTATAGACACTACTCGTGTATTACACGTACCTATCAAAGATGTTGAGGAATTAAAGTTTGACTTAATCAATCAGTTAGAAAACTTAACTGAGAAAGATGATGTTATTATAGTAATTGACTCTGTCGGTAACCTTGCATCTAAGAAAGAATTAGATGATGCTAGAGATGGTAAGTCTGTTGCTGATATGTCACGTGCAAAAGCGTTAAAGTCTTTATTCAGTATGGCAACACCATACTTAAATATGAAGAAGATTCCTATGATCGCTATTAACCATACATACAAAGAGATCGGTCTCTATCCTAAAGATGTTGTCTCTGGCGGTACTGGTATCATGTATAGTGCAGACAATGTATGGATCATTGGTCGTAGACAGAACAAGACTGGTACAGAAGTTACTGGTTATGATTTTGTAATTAAAGTCGAGAAGTCTCGATACGCCAAAGAAAATTCTAAGATTCCTATCAGTGTGTCTTGGAATGGTGGTGTAGAAAAATGGTCGGGTCTACTTGATGTGGCATTGGCTGGAGGTTATGTGGAAAAACCATCTAACGGTTGGTATCAACGAGCTGGAACTGATAAGAAGGTTCGTAAAGATGTTACTCTCACAGAAGACTTCTGGTCTCCTATATTTAAAGAAACTGACTTCAAAGACTTCCTAAAGAAACAATATCAAATAGGTCTACAGAGTGTTGTTGAACTTGATATCGAAGTAGAGAATGAAGCAGCATAATTTATTTTTAAAAGGGGGTTTACAAACCCCCCAGAATAGTGTATAATAGGGTATTATTATGAATGAACAATCTAATCAAACTGAGAATGTAGATTATGAGTTAGTACCTGTTGGTGAAGCAAGTAACCAACAAGCCTGGCACGTAAGAATTCTTACTGGAGATTTTGTTGAAACTGTAATTGTGTATGGTAACATACAATTTGACGGAGAGATGGATAGACTGAAGTTTAGTTTTTCGGTAGTCTCCTCTCCCATTGATGGTCTTACATCTGAAGATGTTGATTTACAAAACAAGACCACAAAAATACTTGAGAATATTCTTGAGGTAGCATATAATGAAGGTAGCTTAGTTACAGGAGATGATGAAGTTGGAGATAACACTGGAACAGACGATTCTGAGGAATCTGTTAACGAATGATGATTACGCAAGAAAGGTTGCTGCATTTTTACAACCCGAATACTTTGAGGGGGTCTACAAAGGTCTCTTTAAAGAGTTCACGTTATTCATTGCTAAATACAATAAACTTCCTAGTATGGAAGCTTTCAAAATTGAAATCGATTCTGGCGACAGACTAAACGACGAACAGTATCGACACGCAATAGAAATATTGCCGAATATATTTACTCCGCAAAAAGAAAACTTAGAATGGTTGATTGATTCCACTGAGAAGTGGTGTCAAGATCGTGCCGTGTTTAATAGTGTCATGGAGTCAATTCAGATAATTGATGGAAAACATCAAACTCTTTCAAAGAATGCTATACCCGATGTACTTAGTAAAGCACTTGCTGTTACATTCGATACAGCAGTTGGTCACGATTACTTAGAGAACATAGACGAAAGATTTGAGTTTTACCATAGACAAGAGGAACGCATTCCTTTTGATCTAGATTACTTTAATCGTATTACTAAGGGTGGACTTCCCAATAAGACTTTGAATATTGCTCTCGCTGGAACTGGTGTTGGTAAATCTTTATTCATGTGTCATTGTGCAGCTTCCGCTTTATCACAGGGTCGTAATGTCCTATATATCACTATGGAAATGGCGGAAGAACGTATCGCAGAACGTATTGATGCGAACCTTCTGAATGTTGATATAGGTTCTCTTGAGTATATGCAAGAGGATAAGTTTAAGGATAGAGTGAAGTCAATTGCGGATAAGACTCAAGGTAAACTTATTATTAAAGAATACCCGACTGGTCAAGCAAACACTTCACATTTTCGTGCATTATTAAATGAGTTGAAACTTAAGAAGAATTTTGTACCGGAACTTATTTATATTGACTATCTGAATATTTGTGCCTCTGCTCGAATGAAGTCTATGGGAGGTTCGATTAACTCCTATACTTACATAAAGTCTATTGCGGAAGAGATGAGAGGTCTTGCGGTAGAATTTAACTTACCAATAATGTCTGCGACTCAGACTACAAGATCAGGTTATAGTAATGATGATGTCGGTCTTGAAGATACTTCTGAATCATTTGGACTGCCTGCGACAGCTGACTTAATGTTTGCTCTCATATCAAATGATGAACTTGCAAACAACAATCAAATATTGGTCAAACAATTGAAAAACAGATATAATGATCCAAGTGTCAATCAAAGATTTACTATAGGTGTAGAAAGATCTAAGATGCGACTTCACGATGTTGATGAGAGTCTTTGTGTATTAAACAAACCTGAAGAAGATACAGGTCCAGTTTTCGACAATAGTGCTTCTGGACAAAGAATAAAATCAGAGAAGGGAAATTTCTCAAACTTTAAAATGTAAGGAAAGTTTTATGACTAGTTACGAATTTACACTAACTTGTTTGGTCTTAATGGCTGTATCATATTATACAGGTAGGTACTATGGAAACCAACAGGGTATAAAATCCACTTTAAGTTTTTTTGAGTCTCAAGGAATAATCGATGTCGAATATGACAGTGATGAAGACCATTAAAAACTTCTTGACTTTTTCTTTTGATTAGTGTATAATACACTTTATATTATTAGGTTTTATTATTATGATTCTAAACAAGACTGATGCTTACCATGCAGCAAATATATTCGAGAATTTCTTTGATACCTTTAATCGTATTGATGATTATATGCGTCAAATAAAAATGGAAAGAATGGAAACATTTCCTTATTCTTTGCCCGGCATGGGCCCAGAAAACGATTTATTTGATAAATTCGATATGCACCCTAAAGATATGGAATTTGTGGTAATGCCATGTAAACAGGATCAGTTTATGTCCTACATGGAAATAACGACTTCAGCTCCGGTTGAGAAGAGCATCCCAGGCAAACAAATGCTGTGGTTGGTCAAAGAGAAAAATTCCGGAATGGTTATGGGCATGATTCGTTTCGGTTCTCCTACAATAAATTCTCGTCCTAGAAATGAGTGGTTAGGTAAACCTCTCAATACTCTAGACCCAGCTACAATGAAGAGATTCAATGATTCTGTTATCATGGGTTTTAATATTGTGCCTACACAACCATTTGGTTTTAATTATCTTGGCGGAAAACTTCTTGCCGCTATCTGTTGTTCACATACAGTAAGAGAAACTCTCAATAAGAAGTACAACTCAAATATCTGTATGTTTGAGACAACATCACTCTATGGTTCGTCTAAGTCATCTTCTATGTATGACGGAATGAAACCATTGTTACGATTTAACGGTCTGACAGACTCTAACTTCGCTCCGCTCATAAATGATGATAACTTCCGAAGACTAAACGATTGGTTCAAGGAACGCAATGACGGTGACTATTTGGTTCCAGCTGACGCCAGTTCTCGAAAGTTGAAAACCCAAAGTAAAATGGTATCTATTATCAAATCCTCTCTCAAGTCATGTGATGAAGATGCCTATGCGAAGTTCTGTCAGACCTTCCTAGATGCTAAAGGATTAACAGAAAGGAAACGTTCTTTCTATTCTACTTACGGTTATGATAATGTTCCGCAATATCTTAATGGAGAAACTGATACATTAATAAAGAAAGAGAACTTTGATAGATTCGAACTTGAGAATGTCATCGAATGGTGGAGAAAGAAAGCTTCCAAACGATACGAGAATCTTAGGTCGGATAACAGACTACGTCACCAAGTTGAGACTTGGAATGTTAATGCTGAAGATATTGATATAATTCGTTAAATTATTTTTAAAATAAGTGTTGACAAAACTATTCCTCTGTGTTATAATACTTGTATTAAAACTGAGAAAGCATATAGGATTATATTATGAGCATGAACGATGTACTACAAATAGAAACCTCTGCGACTGTGGGTAAGTGTCCTTGGGGTATTGGAACTCAAGTCTCTAATGACTTGTCTCCACAACAAATGATGGAGAAGTCCGGAACTAATTGGACCGTCGAAAAATGTCCTACTTTTGCCGCAAAGGACGGTGTAGACCTTATACCTACTGGTAAAGAAGCTCTCGTTCGATCTTCTGACAATAAGGTCCTAACCCAAGTGGGTGGTAATTGGGAACCCTGTCAAAACGAAACTGCATTTGAATTTTTCAATGAGTACTGCTTAGAGGGTGGTATGGAAATGTCTACCGCTGGTTCTCTGAAAGGTGGTAAGATGGTTTATGCAATGGCTCGCATCAAAGAGTCTTTCGACATCCTTGGTGGTGACCAAGTTGACTCTTACCTTCTATTCTCTAACCCTCACGAGTACGGAAAATCAATTGATATCCGATTCACTCCGGTTCGTGTAACATGTATGAATAGTCTTGCGATGGCTCTAAAGGGTCGTGCTATAAATGGCGCGAAGATTAACCATCGTCGTGCGTTTGATGCTGACCATGTCAAAGTGACTATGGGTATCGCACATCGTAGATTTGAGGAATACAAAGAAGTTGCGAAGTTCCT